TTAGTCAGAGATCCGATCCTTGCTGAGCTTGCCGCCGAATGCCTGATTGACCAGCACGTACACGGCCTGCGAGACGCCCACCACTGCGGCGAGCGCCACTCCCCATGTCGCGTGGGTGAAGCCTCCGGTAGCGCCGACGGCGATGACGCCGAGGACAATAGAGGTTCCGAGGCTTACCAGGCCGACGTAATCGGCTGGGATGTATTTCTTTACTGCCTGCACGATGGCAGGGCAGACGAGTGCGACGATCGCGGATGCGAGCGCCGTTGCGTTGGAGATGTCCATCTTGATCCTATCTATTGTAGATATGGCTTCCGCAACGTTTGTGTTGCGGAAGCGTTTTATCAGCGGAGCACTTGGCCGGGGTGAATGACGTAGGGGTAGCTGAGGCCGTTGCGTTGCGCGGCCGCCTGCCATCCCGACGGGCCGTAGATGGCCCACAGGCTCTCGCCTGCTGTGACCACGTGGGACGTGCCGACGACGTGCGCGCCGACGCTGGAGGCCGTGGAGCCTCCGTAGCAGACTTGCTGCCCAGGCCAGATGCGGTTGATGTTGCCGCTTGGCACGCTCCATGCGCTGGCCGGCGTGCGGCCGGTACGGCTGGCGATCGCGCTCATGGTGTCGCCGGAGCTGACCACGACGCAGTAGGCTCCGCCGTTGTTTCCGGACACGCTGCCCGAGGATCCGGCTAGACGACGGTTGACGATGGCCATGACCTCCGTGTAGCGGCTGCCGAGCAGCTGGCGGCGTTGCGGGTCGTTGCCGTACTCGCCTCGGATCACGGCCGAGGCGAGTGTGTTCGCGTCGGCGACCGGGGCTCCGTTGGTCTTGTTGTTCTCCGGCGGCGTGGTCGCGTTGGACGTGACGGAGGATGCCGGAGCGCCCGCGTACTTCGCCCAGGTCACGGCGTCGCCGTAGAACCAGTTGACGTCCACCGCGCCGCCGATGCCTCCGACCGCGCCGGAACTGGAGTACTGCCACGCGGCCGCGAACGGCCACGGGCTGACGGAGTACGGGACGGCTCCAGGATTCCGGAGCCTGTCACCGGCATAGCCTCGCGGATAGCCCGCGACCCACAGTCCGGCGTTCGTGGCCACTACGGCCGACCAGTCGCCGGTCGGAATCATGGCCGCGCTCATGTAAATCATCGGGTTGACGCCCCATGTGGCCTTGACGCGGTTGACCCAGCGTAAAGCCCACCATGTCTGCTTGCCCCAATATCCGCCGGGAGCGGAAGGCTCCCAGTCGAGCACTGGGATGGCGCGGCCGACCATGCCGCGTGCCCGCGCCTCGGCCACGAATTTGTCGGCCTCGGCTTCCGGACTGCTGGTCTGTGGACTGGCGAAGTCGTAGGCGCCCTCGCGGATGCCGTTGGCTCGTGCGGCGTTGACCTGGCATGTGGCGTATGGGTTGACGTACCCCGTGCCCTGATTGAGCTTGATGAATGCGAAGTTGACGCCGGACGACTTGGCCTGCGCGCCGTCCCAGCAACCTTGATAGCTGGCCGTGTCGATGCCGGTGTCGGCCATCGCCGCCGGGGCGACCGCCATGGATATGGCGACCGTGAGCGCGGTCAGTAGCTTGCGCCATTGTCGGCGTGGATTCATGTGCTTGTGTTTCGGCTTGCCTTTGTTGAGGATGTTCAATTCCTCTCCTTTCCTTTGTCCGTACCGTCCGCCTTGTACGGACGGTGTGGAAATCTTTTGAATCTTTCAATCTGTGTTCGCGATATGCGCGTCACGTATGTCTTGGATCATCGAGGTTCCGGTTCCATTGCCGCCCAGACCGTGGTAAGCGGCATATATTCGTTCCGCGCTTTGCTTCAACGGAATGCTCGCAATACCACCTGCATCGACCATCTGATGGTGCAGAGCCTCGAGTTTGCAGAACAACAGTTCCCTGACGCCCTCATGCAGTGGATCGTGACGTTGGTCGACCTTGCTCAGAATCCAGGTGACGAACACGCCGCTGCCTCCGCTGCCGATGATGGCAACAACGATTGCGACGATGGTTTCCTGGCTCATTGGGAATCCTTCCGAAAGGAAAATCCCACACGTGGCTACCGTTGGAAGCTGCGATAACCACGTGTGGGATTTTGGAGGTTGAAATGTTGTTGGGAACGTTTGTGGATGAGGTCTGGTGGCCCTCCTGCGGGAAGCTTCGCGAGTGCACGAGGGTGGGCTACGAGTCGGCCTACCGCTGCCACATCCAGCCGAAATGGGCTGGCGTCGACATGGAGTCGATCACCGCGAACGACATCGAGGAGTGGCTTGGCTCGTTCAATCAGGCCGGCGCCGCGCGCAAGGCGTGGGCCGTGCTGCGGGCGATACTCCGACTCGCCTATCGCAAGGGAGTCACCGACAATGACGTGACACGTCGTGAAATCAGACTGCCGCACCTGCGGCGGTATGAGCCGCGCGTGCTCGACGCCAGACAGGTAAGACGGCTGCTCAAAGGCTTCTACGGTCACGCGTTGGAAGCCTGGTTATTGGTCTCCGTCTGCGCGGGACTGCGCCGATGCGAGTCCGTCGGCATTGAATGGGCCGACTTGGATTTACGCCGGGGAACTGTGACCGTCAAAAGGTCAGTGCAATGGGTCGCTGGACATGAAACGGTCACCGACCCGAAGACCGACCAGAGCCGACGGACGGTCGCACTACCACGGTTCGCAGTCAAACGGCTCGCGCAATTGCGCCACGGCAGAACCGGCAGGCTGGTCGGCGATCTGAACGCCAACCAGGTGGCAGCTCATTACACGTCATGGTGCCAACGCATGAAACTCCCCTGCGTGCCGCCAAGGAACCTCAGGCACACCTTCGGCACTATGGCAATCGCTGCGGGAGCCGATATCTCAGTGGTCGCACGACAACTCGGTCACAGCGACATCAAGACCACGGCCCGCTACTATCTCCGCCCCGATTTGTCCGTGCTGAGAAGTCTGCAGCGGGCATGGGAGCGGCTCATTATCGGGGTCGCATAGCTTTCCGTAACCCTGTACGACGGCGAAGGGTTCACCGTCATCAAAACCGGAACGTTGATATTCGTGAAGTTCATAGGCACGATTGGTGCTGGCAGTTGGGATGCGAAACAGTGCAAGTACGTTCTGCCGCGAGAGTATTGGCCTCCGGTTGAAGTCAACGGCATGTGCTGCGTGTCCAACGGTCAGACCGCGCGAATGTTGATTGTTCAAACGAACGGTGTCATCCGAATTGCTAACTTCGGTTCGACAGGCAGTAGCCAACAGTGCGCCGGAACCGTCACATACCCAATCCGCTAGCTTTCCGTAACCCTCCCATTTGGCAACGGCAACGGCAACAGTAATGGCGGACAGTACCCAATCGGTAGGGTATCTAACCCAAATGCGATCAAGTCCTTGAATGGCAGAGCCACACTGTCGTCCGGAACGACAGTGGCGATTCCATTCATCCACCCGTCATACCTGCAACGTTCGATCCAAGTATCGATTGCACCTGATGGGACAGTCAATCTGCTCGTTGGTCCTGAAATTACTGTCACAGGTGGAATCGTGGAAATCCATTTTTAATAGCATTCCGTAACCCAGCCATGGAAACCTCCATACACGAACAGCAGACTCACTCTATGTCGCGTCGGACGCATCGTCACGATCAACGGCAACGTCAAGTTCGACGGCAGTGGACAGCAGAACTACTCGACGGCGAATGAGACCTTCCCAGAAGCGTTCCGTCCGCTCGCCGACCAGAGCATCATATCGTTCCCGTCCTGCGGTTTCAGCCTGCTTGTCATGCGTGATGGGAAGGTGCAGATGCTTGGCGACCCGAAATCCGCTTACTCCACGGCGCACGGCTGTTGGATGACGGAATAGTTTTCCGTAACCCAGACGCTTATCACCTGCCAGTATGGCAAGGTGACGGGCGTGAAAGCCGGGAATGTGGTGCAAATCCTCGTGGAATGGAAGAGCGCCGCCACGGCATCATGGGATACCGGCAATTTCGGCGTCCTGCCGGCTGGCTGGCGTCCATTGATTACGACGAGGTGGGCGTACAGTGGGCGTGACGGTAGTAGCCAACGAGATTTCACCATACTGCCGGACGGCAAATTCACCTACAGGAATCTTGGTGGCAGCCAGAACGGAGAAGGTTTCGTCACATCCGCCTCGTACATCACGGCTTAAACCGTCGTCACCGGAAACGATACGTTGCCGACATGCCATGTGTTTGCAGGAATGGTCGCATCATACGCGGGACGGAAATACACGCTGCTGCCGACCACGTAAAGCAGCCGATTCTGCATCTGACTGCCCTGCTGACTGTCCACGAACACGCCGAAACCTTCCATTACGGCCCGCACGTCCATGCTCGCCAAAATCGTTGAATCCCACGCCCTCAGCCCGAACTGGCCTTTGTTGACCCACCGGCAGTAGACGGTCGCCAAGCCATTGACGACGAATCCACTGATTGTGAATTCCGGGTCGGAGGTCAGTTTCGTGAAATGAATCGGGGTTACGGAAAACTACTGCTTCGCGTCGAAGACGTGGACAGTCACGGCGATGCGATAGCTCAGCGACGTGCCGCTGGCGTTCCATGCGACAAGCTGAAATCCTTTTGCCGAATGACTGTTCGTAATCATCGAGATGTTGTTGAACGACGGCACTTTGTTTTTATCGTTGTTCATCAACTGCAATTCGACGGAGTATGAATCCCAGTTTGCCGCTTCGATCGGCAGTTTGATGTCTATTGACGTGTTCGTGTTCGGCTTGAAGATCATGGACGTGACGCAGTAGGCGTCATAGCCTCTAGGGCGCGCGACTACAACCCAGTCATCCATCTGGGTTACGGAATCCCACAGCTGGCTCATCGGAGGCAACTGCTTGACAAGCATGACAGGAGTTCCAGCGGTGATGCCACTGATCGGGATACGGACGATCGGAATCCATACGGTGCCGGAATTGTTCAGGATACTACCCGACGGTACCGTGGGGTCAGCCGCCGTGCCACTGGTGGCGGTGCCCTTCAGCACCGCGAGCGCGATCGTTTCGATGTTGTTCGAGTCTCGCGTGTATTTCACGCAGATTAGGTCGTTGCGGTTCCGTCCTGTGACTCCGCTTTCGATGGTGACGGTTTCCGCCGCGGTGACGCGTGCGTATCGTCCTTCGATCACAAGGTTGAGGACCGGGATGAGCGCTTTGTTTGCTGACTGCATGGTCACGGCGGGGAATTTGCCGTCGCTGCCTTGCAGCAGGTAGTTGCCGTTTCCGACCAGTCCGGCCTGCATGGCTCCTTGGTCGCTGGATGTGATGTGCGGAGCGCCGGCCTTGCCGGTGATGAGATTCATGGTCATGGTCATTCCTTCCTATCTGTTGTGTTGTTGAGGTATGCGGCGTAGGCGGCGTCCTGCGTGGCTGCCAGCGCTTTGAACGTCTGCCAGCATGCGGTACAGACGAGCGCGCCCTGTGCGACTCCGTCGACGGTGGTGTGGGTGATGTCGTGCCAGTCGCTGGAGGTGCGTGGGTCACCGTCGGCGAGGTATGCGGAGGCGTGGCATCGGTCGCAGGTGTATCTGGTGATGTTCGTGGTTCGTGCCATTGATGTTCCTTTCTCTTTCAGGCTGTGCGCTGGTAGATGTGTCCTGGAAGGATGGTGTTGCATTCCTTCCAAGTGCCGCCGTAGGTGGTTCCCGGATTTGTTGTGGCGGTGGTCCAGTAGAGGGAGCCGACCGGGTGGGCGGCGATGAACGCCTGGCTTGCGCTCATGCCCGTCTCGCCCTTGTCGCCCTTCGGTCCGACGAGGCTTGTGTTGGAAACCGGTTTGAACGTCACGTTTTTCCCGGTGGCTGTGATCTGCGCGTACATCAGGTTCTTGCCGCCATTGGTCATGGCGAAGAAGTATTCGCCTACGACCGGGGCACGGTTGAAACTGAGTGTCCGCCAGTCAAAATCCGAGCATGCGGACGTCCAGTATTCGGATAGTATGCGTGTGATGATCAAGGCAGGCAACCCGGTCTCGCCGCGTTGGCCGGCCTCTCCTTTCGCCCCGGTGGCCCCGGTCGCGCCGGTGGCCCCGGTCGGGCCTTGCGGTCCTTGCACTCCCTGCTTGCCTTGCGGTCCGGTATCGCCCTTGGGGCCTTTGACATTGCCGAGCAGAATCTTCGTCATATGCGCTCCTTACTTTCCGTCATTGATCATGTAGTACAGGTCGCCCGTCGCCGGATCGTAGGAGACGGGAGCCGCCGACGCGGTGGTCGTATCCGCGTACACGGCGTACAGGTCCCCGTTCGGATCGACCTGGAGCGTGAAGAATCCGGATGCGGGTGCCGTCACGCCGCTGGCGCCCTGCGGACCGGACGGCCCCTGTGGACCCTGCAGTCTCTGAACGCCCTGCGCTCCTTGCTTGCCTTGCGGGCCGGTGGCCCCGGTCGGGCCAGTAGAACCGGTGGGGCCAATGGGACCGGTAGGACCAGTAGGCCCGGTGGGACCTGCTGGCCCGGCCGGCCCGATATCCCCTTTGTCTCCCTTATCACCCTTCAGACCTTCAGGGCCTTGCGGACCAGTAGGCCCGGCGGCTCCAGTGGCTCCTTTGGGGCCTTGCGCACCGATGATGGATTGACGGGAAATCGTCTTTCCCGTGAATAGGCTGCCGGACTGTGAAACGCACTGCCAGACGATGCTGTATTTTCCGCCACCTGACAATGCGGTCGAATATTCGTTGGCGAGTGGTGTTCGGTTCAACCATTCGCTCACGTTCCCCGTGAAAGTGGATCCCACCGGATATTCGCCGACGAGGGATTTCTTCATCACGAGCGCCGGAAGGCCGACGTCGCCTTTAGCTCCCTGAACGCCCTGCGCTCCTTGCTTGCCTTGCGGGCCGGTGGCCCCGGTATCGCCCTTGTCGCCTTTGGGGCCTTTGATGTTGCCGATCAATAGTCGCGCCATGTGTCACCTTTCCGGGATGTCCACGTACAGGTTCCCGCTCTCGGAGTCCCAGACGAACGAGGGTGGGTTCGTGTTGTCCGGATAGTTCACGTACAGGTCGCCGTCGCCTTCCATGCTGAGCGTGAAGAAGCCGTTCGAGGGGGCGGATACGCCGCTGTCGCCCTTGTCACCCTTCTCCCCTTGCGGGCCCTGGATGCCTTGGGAACCTTGGATGCCTTGTCTGCCCTGGGGGCCGGTCGCTCCCTGTGGACCCGTGGGACCCTGCGGACCTGTGGAACCCGTCGGGCCTTGCGGTCCCGCCGCGCCGATCGCGCCGGCATCACCCTTATCGCCTTTCTCGCCGCGTATCCCCTGCAGTCCCTGCGGGCCTTCGGGACCGGCGACGCCTTGCGGCCCTCGCTCCCCGGTCGCTCCTTTCTCTCCCCGAGGACCGGTGGGTCCGGTCGCTCCGGTGGCCCCCTGTGGTCCTGTGTCGCCCTTGTCGCCCTTCTCCCCTTGCGGACCCTGGTCGCCTTTCGGAAGCCCCAAATTCAAGGTTTTGTCGCTGCCGGCGCCCGTGAGCGACGCGCTTGCCTGTGCGCCGGGGGCGAGCGTGTCCACCGAACCGATTTTCAGGCCGGTGATGTAGTCGCCTTTCGGCTGTTTACCCGACAATGCGTTGTTGAGCGAGTCGATGTCGTTTCTGGTCACGTCGGCGCTGAACGTCCAGGCGTCGAGTTTGAGGCCGGCTCCAGCGTAGTAGGCGTGGCCACCATCCCCGATGGAGGATTCTCCGCTGTTGCCGCCGGCGCTGGCACCTCCGGATTCGTAGGTGACGGTGAGCACGCCTCCCGAAACCTTGACGATCTTCTTGGAGATCTCGGCAGTGACGACGAGGCCCGTGTTGTTGTCACGGCCCGTGACCAGGTCGCCGACGTCCGCGTCGATGCCGTCGGGAATGTCCACGTCGATGGTGCTGGTGTTCCGAAGTTCCTGGAATTTCTGCCTGCCCTTGTCCTCGAGCTCGTCGGCTTCGGCGTTGGACAACTCGTATGTGGCGGTGCGTTCGTCAAGGCCTTTGAGGGTCTGCGTGTGGCTGAACGTGCCGTTCGCGTCGGCGTACCAGTGGATGACGGTACGGTCCTTGAGTTCGCCCTTGCCCAGGCAGATGAGATGGTTGATCGGGTGCGCCGCCTGTTTGGCGGTGAAGTCGATGAGGTCCGAGTCGATGCTGTCGCCGATCGTGCGGACGGGCATGGCGCTCATGGATACCTTGTCGCCGTCATTACGCAACCGGAGTTTGAGTCCGCTTGCCCTGAGCATCTTGACCAGACCGCTGTACAGGTCCACGTACCGGTCGAACTGGCAGGTGGTCTTGTGGTCGGCGCTTTCGTCGGTGACGGTGAACAGGCCTTGCAATCCCGCACGGCTGACGAGTGTGCGCATGATGACGGGAATCGTGCCGGACAGGGTGAGGTAATCGTTGTTCCCGTCCGGTTCGATGATCTTCGAGGCGAGCACTCCATGCCAGTCGCGGCCATGCCATGTGACGGTGGACAGGCCTCCGTCCACGTCGACATCCGTGTCGTCGATGATGCCGCCGTACTCGGTGCCGTCGATCATGATGCGGCTCCCCGCCTTGAGCGCGGCGTCTTCGACCTGCAGGTCGAAGTCGTTCTCCCCGCTACCGAACGCGAGGTCGAGCGTGTATGAGGCGTGGCTCGCCACGGGTTTGCCTGTGGCGTCGGTGACGATCAGGTCCATGGCGGTTCGCTCCTTTCCTCGCAGACCGTCAAGTCGAATTGGAATCCTCCCGGCCAGCTGATCGGCTGTGTTCCGGGCGCGAGCGGTTGGAACACGTACCGGCCGGAATCCTTGCCCGACCCTCGCACGGCCTGCGCGAAGCAGTTTGTGGCGAGACCTGTGCCGCTGACCATGGTGACGGTCCTGACATCGCCGGTGCCGTCGATTTCCAGACGCGAGCCGGATGGCACGGTCACGTCGACCTCGTACCGGTTGTTTCCGATGATGACGTACGGTTGCGCGCATGGTCCGAATATCGTGAGCTTGACCGGCTGTGGGATGGACGTGTCGTTGACGATCTCGGCACCCAATGCCATGCCGGCGAAATCATGCGGATAATCATATGGATAGTCAAGGTCGGCGGTTCCGGAATCGTATCGCGGCGTGAAATGCGTCATGGTCGGACGGCGCCACACGCCATCGGCCAGCACGATGGTCAACTGCGTCTCGACCATCGTGGGCGTGATGGATTGCGGTTCGCTTTTCGTGATCCACGCTTTGGCTTCCCATTCGCCGTCGGCCACGAGCGTGCCCGGGTTCCCGGATGCCATGTCGGCGTCCGCGAGGCGGCGCAGTAGGTCGAGCGTGGCTGGAGAATCGTGGATCTTCACGGTGACTGTCGCCTCGCGTGCCTTGCGGGTGATGCCCGTCATGCCACGTGAGGCGAGGCTGTAGTCCCAGACGCGGGCGCGCAGTCCCGTGAGCGTCTCGCCGTACAGCGGCCCCTCGAAGCCGATGCGCTCACCTGTGGCCGCGCACACGTATTCAAGCGATTGCACTTCTCACCTTCCTTGCGAAGTCGCGGTCCCCTATCGTCGGCGTGTACCTGGCGATGATCGATCCAAGGTCGTCGTGCAGCGATTCGACGGCCGTGATGAGTTCCCGCAGATCGCCGTCGCCGGCATTGGCGCCGGTGCCGGCCGTGACGTTCAGCCTGCCGGTCTTCGACCAGTCCGCGTCGGAGAGGCTCATCGTGGAGACGAGCGAATCCATGGAACGGCTGACCACATGCGCGGAATCGTCGATGCCCAATGCCATGCCACGTCCGACCATCACGCCGACCTCGTCGCGGAACACACGCGACGGGGAATGGATGCCCAAAGCGTTCTTGGCCTTGTCCACCAAGCCCGACAACGCGTTGGTGATGCTGGAATACAACGAGCCGACCATTCCTGTGATGCCGTTGATCAATCCATGGATGATGTTGCGTCCCGCGCTGACGAGCCAGCTTCCCGCGCCGGACACCGCGCTCCGGACGGTTCCGCCGATCCCGCTCACGACGCTCCCGACACGGCCAACCATGTTGCTTACGGTGCCGACGATGCCGCCCCAGACGCTCGACACAATGCTTCCGACGCCATTCCACAACGCGGCCCACACGCTCCGGATTGTCGAGCATGCGGCGGATACCACTCCGCTGACCATGCCGATGCCGGCGGAGACGACGCCTTGGATGCCGCCCCACACTGCCGACACGATGCCCTGGATGGCCGACCACGCGGCGCTCCAGTTCCCGTTGACGACCGCGAGCGCCAGTTGGATGATGCCTTGGATGACGGCGAGTGCGGTGCTGATGACTGTGGCGATGATGGTCCATGCGCCTTGTACGACGGTGGATATGGTGTTCCAGAGTCCGTTCCAGACCGTGCTGATGATGGTGGCGGCGGTTTGGAAGATGGTTTGGATGTTCTGTATTCCGGCTTGCAGGAGTGGTGTGATGGTGGTGATGAATGTTTGGATGCCGGTGATGATCGCGGTGAGCGCGGTCATGATGATGGGGCCGATCGTGTTCCAGACGTTTTGGAGGACGGTGGTGATGAGTGTCCATCCGGTTTGCCAGATTTGTTGGATTTGGCTCATGGTCTGGGTGATGAATATGGCGATGGCTTGCAGGATTGGCTGGCATGCGGTGCTGATCTGGTTCCAGATTCCCATGAACCATGTGGCGAAGCTGTTCCAGAGTCGTTTGCCCGTTTCGGTTTGGGTGAAGAACCATGTCAGCGCGGCCACGACCGCGCCGATGGCCACGACAAGCATGCCGATCGGATTCGCATCCAAGGCAGCGCTGAATGCCAGCTGCACGGCGGTAGCAGCCTTGGTCACCGCGCTCCACGCCGATTGAGCTGCCTTGACAATATTGAACGAGCCGGCGAGTTGCTTCAGTGTTCCAGCCGCGCTTCCCGCGTCGGAGATCTTGCCAATCAAATCGAACGTGGCCGTAGCGGTCTTCTCCACACCGGAGGCAGTCGCGGAAATGGCCTTCAGTCCACCGGAAACTGTCTTCAGCCCGGCCGAGACGATATCCCAGCCTTTGACCGCGAGCAATGCAATGGTGATGGCTTTCAACGCGCCGGATACCAGTGCGCCGTTCTGCTGCGCCCACTGTCCGACCGACTGCAGCCAGCCTCCCACCGTCATGAGCACGCCGGTCAAAGTGTTCAACAGTCCGGCGAAGCTCTGCGCCGCGGAACTGGCGGTGCGCGCGCTGTCGTTGAAGCCGAAGGCCTGCGAGACCGCGGCCGCCAATACGGAAACCAGCGAGCCCAATCCGGAGATGACGCCGGTCAGGCTTTCAAGGAACGGCTGCAACGCGCCCGTCTCGATGAACGTGTTGACGAACGTCTTCGCCCATCCCGCCGCGTTCGACAACGCCTGCGCGACCGAAGCGACCACTCCCGCGAGCGCGCCGGCGGTTGTGGAGAACATTGTGGCGGCTTCGCCGCCATTGTTGAGTCCGCCTATGAGTGATGTGATTGCGTTCCAGAGGCCAGTGAGTTGGCTTTTGAGGCTGGCCGTCGCCGAGGCGAGCATCTGGAAGCCGGGGATGTTGGAGATCGTGTCGCCAAGGTTTTTGAGTTTCGCCTGTGTGGCGGGTATCGCGTTCTCGAGACCTTGTTGGAGTGCCGCTCCGACTTTTTGCAGGGTTGGTGTGACGGCTGCGGTGAATGTATCGATGAGTGGGATGGCTTGGTTGAACAGGCCGCGTAAGCCGTCGAGGACTGGTGTGGCGGCTGTTTCTCCGAGTCGGCTCAACGCGGCTTTCACGTTGGCCAGGGCGCCGGTGAATGTGGTGCCTGCGGATAGTGCGGCGCCGCCTAGGCCTTCCTGCATGGCGTCGGCGAAGGTTTGGAAGTCGATTTTGCCGTCCGAGACCATGTCGGACACTTCGGCGCTGGTCTTGTTCAGATGCTTGCCGAGCATTTGGAGGACTGGGATGCCGCTCGACATGAGCTGGAGCATGTCGTCGCCCTGGAGTTTGCCTCGGGCGGCGACGGAACCGAAGATCATGCCGATGTCAGTGAGGCTTCTGCCGCTGATCTGCGCGGTGTCGGCCACGGTCTTGAGGACCTTGGTGAGCTGGTCGCCTTCCTTGATGCCGGATGCTGACAGGCTGGCCGCGACGGTCGCGGCGTCACCCAATCCGAACGCGGTGCCCTTGACGGAGGCGAGCGCGTCGTTCATGATTTCGGTGACGCTCGCGCTGTCGTGGCCGAGGCCTTTGAGTTTGGCTTGCGCGTTCTCGATGTTGAGGGCGCGCGTGAAACCGCCTTTGGCGGCCAATGCGGTGATGCCGCCGGCGAGGGTGGCGATCGCGCCTGTGCCGACCTTGCCGATCTTGCCGAACGCTCCGCCGATCTTCGAGATGAGGGTATTGGAGCTTTTCTTGGAGGCTTTGTTGACGGCGTCGCCGATGTCGCCTTCGATGCTTTTGCCGAATCCTTTGCCGGATGGTTCGACGTGGACGTATGCGACGCCTATGTCCTGTGCTGCCATCGTGTTCCTTACTGTGTGTCGGGATTCCGATGGCGGTCGGAGTCAGAGGTCGTCGTTGATGTGGAAGTAGGCTTTGAGCCGTTCCCTGTCCTCGCGTTGACGGCGGGTGAGGTTGTGCGTCGGGGTTGGCGGGCGGAGCGGGTCGTGCTCGTGGTCGAACCATGGGCGTTTGCGTTGTCCGGACAGCGTCCAGACCGCCTGTTCGGCTCCGTCGGGCGCGTAGACGGCGTTCTGCAACGCCATCCACGAGTGGCTCGTATGGTCTTTGAGGATTTCGCGGGTCAACGCCCAGGCGAGTCCCCAATCGACTCGTGGACGTTGGCCTTCAACCCATTCCCGGAAGCGTACGGGCCTGTAGATCTGCCCGTACGCTCGGATCCAGTCGTAGGCTAGCGCCGCGCGGTGGTTGTTCCAGAGGTGGGCGAGGTAAACGCTTTTGGGTCCAGTCCGGATTCGTCGGCCCACGCCTTCACCGTGGCGATGAGGTAGGCCATCGGGCGTTTGGTCTTACGTAGCGCGGTCCAGAAGTTCGGCTGCGCGTTCTCGAAGTATGCGAGGAACGCGGCCATGCACGCGCTGGTCTCCTCGTCGGAGAGCGTCGGCCTGCTCTTGACCAGGAGGATGGCCTGCACGAGTTCGATGGGCAGTTCCGCGTTGTTGAGGTTCGGCAGGTCGAGTTTCGCTCCGGCGACCTCGAGGTGCACGTCGGGCTTGAGCTCCTCCGCGTCGGTAAGGTCCACGTCCACGACATGGTAGGTGTTGTCGCTCATTTCGTCTCCGTTTCATGGTTATCGGCGGTTATGGGTAATGGTCCCGTGCGGCCGACCGCCATCGGCCGCACGGGAAGAATCAATGGGCTACTTGGCGTCTTCGGTGACGAGGCCCCATGCGTGGAACTGTTCGCCGTTAGTGCCCTTGAGCATCTTGAACGTCATGCTGAAGTTCATGATCTCGCTGGATTTCAGGCTCACGTCGTCGCGGTCGGACACCTTCGCGTTGGTGCCGTACAGGAGGAAGGGGCGGTCCTGCTGGTCGAGCGCGACCAGGACGAGGATCCATTCCTTCTTCAGGCCGGCGCCCTTGATGCTGATGCCGCCGTCGGATTCCACGTCCACGTCGAAGTAGGCGGATACCACGTCCTTGCGGCCTTCCATCGCGGCGAGCTGGAGCGTCCAGTAGCCCGGGTCCGTGTCGGACAGGACGATGTCGCCGTTGTGCGCCTTGTAGTCGGTGCTGTCGCCCGGCTCCGGATGCAGGACGGCGCCGTCCTCGGTGCTGTATCCGATCGGCTTCTTGTTGGACGGCGGCGTCCAGTTCACGCCGGTCGGCGCGACGAAAGTGCTGTCGCCCTTGGGGAACAGGAACAGCGCGTAGTTCTTGATCAGACGCACGTTGCCGGCGGTATTGCCGTTGGACACGTACCCATAGTCGGTCGATCCGAGCCCGTCCTGCAGGCTGGTTTCGGATGCCGTCTGTTCGACGGCGATGGGTTCTTCGTTGCTGTCAGACATTCCTGTCTGCACCTCGCTTCCGTTCTGCGTGTGGCGGCACGTCTTTGCTTGTCTTTTCTTGTGTTTTCAGTTCAGGCGACGGATACCTCGAGCAGGAGCACGCCGTACGCGCACACCAGTCTCTTGTCCTCGTCCGTCATGCGTACCGGCCCGGATTCGAGTGACGCGTCGATGAGCGGCGCGACGTTTCCAAGCCCGATGATCTCCCTCGCGATGGCCGCCCACACGCGTGCGGCCTTGTCCCAGTCGCCCGTATGGTCCTCTCTCATGCATCGCACGCTCAACCGCAGCCGCACGTACTGCGAGATTGGGGTGCTCATGCCTTGCATGGAGTCGGCCAGCGTGGCTTCGGTGAAGGGAGGTTCGAGGTCGCTTCGTTCGATGGTGTCGAACGTCACGTCCGGGAACAGTGTCCTCAGTTTGGGCAGGAGCAGGGGTTCCGTGCGCCGGGGAGTGACCGGGATGCTCATACGCGCATCCTTCCGAGCGTGTCCTCTAGCGTGCCGTGCGCCTTCTCCACCGGTGCCGGGCAGATGATCGCCACGCCGCTACGGTTCTTGCCGTCATGGTCGCGGACCATGCACCGGCTGTCGGTGACTGCCTCGTGGGCGGCTTCCCGCATGCGGTCCTGCAGCGTCTCGTTCTTCAGCACCTGCTGGCTGAACGCCTTGCGGTTGAATACGAATCTGCATCGTTTGGCCATGCTTATCCTTCCCGTTCGCCCACGGTGATCACGTCGCCGACGTGGCGCCCGTGGAGGTTGTCCCACACCTGCGGCTTGCCCTTGACGGGCAGCAGCCGGCCCCTGACTTTGATCAGGTCGGTGGCCTGGATGCCGGTCGGTTGGTTTCCGCGGATGTGGATCGTGTATTCGATGGTCTGCGGGCTGGCGTTCTCCTCGGTCTGGTCGGTGGTGGAGGTTGGCGCGACCATCGCCTGGAACGTGCCGACGCGGGCGGGTTTGCCCTGGATGGGGTTGCCGTCCGTGTCGGTGGTGGACTGGCCGCGCCACACTTCGATGGTTTCCACTAGGACGTCTCCCCCGTTGCCATGTCGACGCTGAACGCGCGCTGAGCGTTGATGCCAAGGATGCGTTTCTCGTCGTCGCGCAGCCAGAGATCGCCGGTGGGCGCTCCGAAACTGTATTGTTCGCTGAAGCTGCCGGTGGTCTGGTTCATCTGCGTGATGCCGCCGGGAATGTCGTACGGGTCGGCCTGCATGATTCTGCGGACGATGTCGCAGGTGATCTTCGTCAGCAGGCGTGGCCGTTCTTCGAGGAGCCGCCGCCAGATGGGCGAGCGTTCCTTGATGTAGTCGGTCACGTCCGCGAGATGCGTGTCGGCTTTCTGACGTTCCTCGTCGGTGAGTTTGTGCCACCTCCGTTCGAGGTCGTCGGAGGTGGCGAACATGTCCGGTTCGTCCGTCATGTCGGACTCCGTCAGGCGGTGAGCAGGACGAAGCGGTTGATGTCGCGGATACGGAACCCGACTTCGATTTCGATTCGGACGGCGAACATGTTGTGCTCCCACAGGTTTACCTGCTTGCCGTCGATGGTGATGGACGCCTGGTCGGAGATGCTGGTCTGCATTCCTTCGACGGAGCCCCATGCGGCGGAGGAGAATTCTCCGCACACGCCGAGGATCTCTGCCTTGGCAGGTCCCGGTGTCTCGGATACGGCGGGCACGTGCACGCCCTTGCTGATGTAGGTGCGGTTGCCGAGCACGGTGCTCACGTCGGAGGCGGCGGTGCCGTTGAGGAACAGGGGGCGTCCGTTGTTGTCGGTCGCCTGACGGAGCACACTGCGACCCTGGGTGCTCAACGCCCAACCGTCCACGGTTCCATCCGCTTCGGACACGAGGTCGTCGGCTTTGTTCAGGTTCTTCCACACGTCCTTGCCGATGCTGACGGTCTGCGCGCTCTTCAGGGTGTCGAAGTCCGCTCCCGGAGCGTCGACGAGACCCATGATGGTCTTGTCGAACGTGCGGGCGATGGCTCCCGGACCCTTCGCGACGACTTGGTCGTAGAGAGCGCCGAAGTCACGGCGGAACTGGTTGGAGAACGGCATGATGACCGCGATGGTGTACGGCAGCATGTCCTTCTTGCCGAAGGTGACGCCGCTCTTCGGCTTCTCGGCGCCCTCGTTGACCCATGCGGCCTCCGGGTCGCCGATGATGATCGGCACGCGAGCGCCGTTGCCGGGCAGTTTCATCTCCGGCACGAGCTGCATGAACGCGCTCTGGTATTTTGCGGTCTGCCAGATCTCCGCCTGGGTTTCAGGGGTGAGGTCTAGACCGTTGCTTTTTCGGGTCATGGACGGATCTGTCATGGTTTGTCCTTTCAAATGAATGTTGTTTGCTGGTTGGCTCACAGGAGCGTGTTGCTCATGGCGTTGACGAAGTCCTCGCGGCTGGAATGTTTAGTCTTGGCCTGTCCGGTGCGGGCGCTCTGGTCCGCGACCGTTCCTCGGGAACGCATGTCGGCGAACACCTTCATGAGTTTCTCGGCGTATTCGCCGATCTGCTTCTCGTCGTCGCCCGCGAGGACGCTCGGGTCGGTGATGCCGTGTTTGGCCGCGACGTTGGCGCGTATCGTGGAGAGCTCCTTCTCGTGTTCGGCCTGTTTGGCTTCGCTTTTGAGCTTCTCGTTCTCCTCGAGCGCCTTGGAGAGCTTCGATTCGAGGTCGGCTGTCTGTCCGGCCTTCTCCTTGAGCTCCTCGTAGTCGCTTTTCCTGCCGCGTTCCCTGCCGAGACGCTCGTTGATTATGCGGTCGACTTCCTCCTGGGTGAAGGTCTTCGGCTTCGCGTTGTTCACGTCCTTTGGGGCCGGAGTGCGCTGTTCCGGCTCCTGTTGGCCGTCTGCGCCGGTCTGGTTTTCTTCTGCCATGGTTGGTGGCTCCTTTGCTTGTTCTTGGTTTCCACGCCTGACGCCGGCGAGTTGACGGCCATTCTTGTTGGTTTCGCGCATGGCTGCGCCCCGCCCCATCGCTGGGGTGTGAAAGGTAAAAGAAAAGCCATCACGTTTCGACGTGATGGCTTTCTGGGATTCAGAGATTTCCCAGCGCTTTTCTTCGCGCGTATTCGGACCGCAGCTCGTCGGTCGACACATAGTCGCCGACGGACCAGCGCTTCTTTCCTTCGTTCCTGACCCATTCATATTCGTCCTGTGGCATGGAGATATCGCCATACTTGCGTTTGATTTCCGCAAGATGGCGCTCATCGGTGACTTCCTTCAAATCACCGGGCATAAACGTGAAACGGTCGGAACGATCCATAGGCTCAATCATAGCAGTCTCAGATAAACGATCGGTCTGCCGTCGGATGCTCCAAGCCCTTCGAAACGAAGAGCCCTTCCTCTCGGCAGAAGAATTTCGTATTCTCCCGGATGCTGAGTGATCGGCTCCACATACACGCCGGCGCTTCCCGGCGGTACCAGGATTCTTGTGGCGATGCGGTCTTCCCCATCAACGTCAATGCCTCCCTCCTTGATGCTGGTGGCCATGTAGCCGATGTGTTCGAAGGTGCGACCGGTATTCAAATCGAAAAGCGACTCCATGTCGTTGACGTGGAACGTCGACAACCGCATCTGCCTGTCGACCGTGAAACGTTCTCGGGTGATATGGTCGGATATCGCTTCGTCGATGCATTCGACCTGATGGGTGACGTCTTTCGACGGGTTTCGTCCGCCGAACAGGTAGCCGTTGATACTTTTGTAGCTGTCTCCGGTCCAATCCATCAAGGCCGCGATCTTCTCGTCGTTGGAGAATCTATCTCCAGGCATCCTGACGCTATAATCCGACAATCTCGATAGTTCGGAAGCACTGATCGGAATCGATTTGCCGCTCCATCGAATCGTCGGTTGGGCAGTCACACCATCATTGACCTCATCGTGATAGATGCGTCTCAATTGGGCTAGCGTGTCACGCCAGTCGCCGTCATCGCCGGCCGCAGCCTTGGCTGCCTGGTACATTTCACGATACTTGTCCGGATCGTATCCTTTGAGTTTGCTGCTGCCCCAGCTTGGCACGATGTCGCAGTCGCAGTCCGTATGGTATTGCATCTGCCGTCCGGCGGTGTCCTCGCTCAGGTAGGCGAAGCCACGCGAGGCGAGCATAAGGCAGAACGCGCATGTCTTAGCCCCTCGCGGCACACGCGCCCAGCGAGGCTTGGTGGGATCGTTGGCCACAGCCCTCTGCATGGTCAGCCGCCCGACGGTCTGAATCAGATTCTGCACGTATTCCAGCGCCTGCTCCTCGTCAGCGAACGTGGGCCACAGGTCGTCGATGGTTCTTCCGGCGTTGTTGTGAACGGCTCCGTTTTCATCTGGAATGACATCCTTGTAGTGCAATCCCATGAAGTCAGTGTTGTTGAAACCGCCTTCCATCTGCCAGACCGCGCGGTCGGCGGTGACGGAAGGCGGCTCGTATTCCGGCATATCGATTCCGCCGTACTGCGCCCACAGGTCGCGTACGTGGCCGTAGTAGTCGGATGCGAGCCTGCTGGCGGCGTCGGCATACCGGTTGATCTCCGCTTTGATGAGCTCCTGGCTTTCACCGTCCCAGACGAGGCCCGAGACACTGTTGCCGGCCTCCTTCTGCAGGCGGCTCATGGTGTCCGTGTAATCCTCGTACAAATCATTGAGGTCGAGTTCAAGCCTTCTGCGTCGTTCCGGCGGCAGGTTCAGACTGTTCGGGCTCATTCATACCGCCTTCCCTCGCCGCCGTATCGGTCTGCTGCTCCGTCTGTTGGCGCATGCCTCGAATCTGATCGAGTACCTGACCGGCCTGGGCCTTGCGCTGGTCGGCCTTCAGCCGGACGATCTCGCTTCGGCTCAATCCGGCGCGTGTCATGCCGACCTCGCTGTTGGCGAACGAGTCGATGCTTCCAGCGAGCTTGCTGAATGCGTCGGCGCTCATGGAGCTCGACGGCGTGTTCGGGTTCTTCCAGTCGACCTGCAGTTTCATCAGCTCCTCGTCGGGCACGGATGGATCCTGCATCCGTGCCACAAGACGGGCTGCCTGCAGGATCGATTCACCGAAATCCCGGTCGCAATGGCGCGCCTCGATAATCAGGTCCTCACGTTGTGCCTCGGTCGCGTCGGCGGACGTCGGGTTCGCGTCGGACACGATGCCTAGCGAGCTGGCTGGAATGTTCATCGCACTGGCGAACATGGCGGCCCAGCTTTTCAGCATCGTCAGATGCGGGTCCATGCTGGACGCGGCCAGTTGTGTCACGGTCGGGGACTGCCCGTCGATGTCCTTGCTGATCATGTTGTAGCGACCCATATAAAGCTTTAACGCGTCGTCCGTGCCCAATGAGGCGAGTTCTTCGGAAGTGCCTGTCAGCAGGATTTTTGGGAACGCGTAGAATTCGGCATTCGCTTCGGCGCGCACGATGGTGCGGTTCGCGCCGTCGATGATGGCCATAGCGTCCCGGCTGATGCGGGAGCGTCCGAACGGTTTGACCTCGGTAGCCTTGTAGGCGAGGCGGAACACGCTGCACTCGTTGTCGATGGTGGGTTGCTCATCGTCCACGCGCCACCAGTAGCCGAGACGGCGCTGCACGCTGATGTTGCGGTCGGGCATGTAGAGCACGAGTCCGGTGGCCTCATTGTTGTCGTCGACGTCGGTGATGGCCATGCACGCCCTGACCCGCCGGTTGGGGTAATCCCAGACGGCGGCCGAGCTTTCCGCGGTATGCGTGCGGATGAGCGGTCTTCCTTCGAAGTCCTGGACGACGCTGAGGAACGAACAGCCGTGAATGAGCGCAGTCTGGATGGCCTGCTGCAGAACGCTAGTGAATCCGATGCGGCTCATGAAGTCCTGCAGTTCGAACGGGTCGTCCACGCCCGGCGAGACGAATCCCTCGAACACGCAAAGCTCGGCGAGCATATCCACAGCCTTGCGTGCCCACCCAAGCGGCGTGTAATGATCCTTGATGGACTTCGGCACAGTCAGTCCAAAATCAACCAGTGGCTCCTTGGCTTCGTAGTAGGCGGTGAGTGTTCGGTTGCGGCTCGCGTGGCGCGTCCATACCTCGGCGAGTTCGCGCAGCAGCGCGTTCTCCTCACCGGAGAGTCCGTCGATGTGCGTCGGCACGACGAGTTTCGGCACCGTTCCGGCTCCTCCCGTAGGTTTCCACCCGTCCGGCGCTGCCGTTGTCTGGATGTCGCTCATTTAGATTCCTCCGATGGTCTGTCGTCTTCCGGGATGTCGTTTCGTCGTGCACGCCCCGTACAGGGCGAGTGTGGTGGACACGAGCGGGGTTATGTCGATGTCACTGCCGAGTTTGTTCCAGGCGATCGCGCCGGACTGTCCCAATGGGCGCGTGGTCGCGCCCTTGACGGCTGCGGCCAGCTGCGGCTGGTATTCGTCCGGCGGGTGCTTGAGCGTTCCGGCTTTGAGCATGTCGAGGAATCGGCCGCATGCTCGGCCCATCTCCTGCATGTTCGTCACGGTGACCTTCACGTGCGCGGCCTTCAGTTCGGGCAGCAGGCTCATTGCCGGGGACTGCGCGTCGATGACCACGCTGGCGGTCTTCGGCCAACGTTCGGCGAGCCAGTCCACGGCCCACATGGTTCCCGCCTGCCGCGCGTCCTTGATGTTCGCCATCTGGACGATGGCCGAACCGTCCGCGTATCGTAGCGCCGCTCCGATGGTCAGCACGCTCCTGTCCGGAGGCATGTCGATGCCGAAGCTCACCGTGCCGCCCTCGGGCACGTCGTCGACGGCCGCGGCCTGCCACAGGTCGGGACTGATGGCGTATGCGGTGGCGGTCTCGTCCCATATGCCAAGCGCCTCACGACGGAATGAATCGTCCGACAGGTTGTTGCGCATGCGCATGATTGCCTGTTCGCTTGTACGTTTCGGATAGCTGGGATTCGCTTTAGCCCACTGTTCGCGGTCGTCCGGATCCGCGTCCTTGTCGGCGGCGAGCTCCACGTAGAGGAGGTTTCCGTCATGGTTCAGCGCATGCATGCGTTTCTCCGTGAACGCATCGCACTGGTCTCCCGGCTTGGGTGGATTGCCCATATATACGACCAGGGGGTTAGGACTCGTGTTCAAAACCGGAATCATGTTGTCCATCGCGCGCACTGTGAGGATCTGCGCTTCGTCGAACACGGCCACGTCCACGCTGTGCAATCCTCGGCCGAAACCGTTTTCGCGGGCGCCGAACATGATGCGGCTGCCGGACGTGAACGTGATCTCCTGTTGGCCGTTTGCTCTGCGAATGCGTTCCACGTACCGGCCGAGCACTGGATTGTGCTCCATCTCGCACATGTCCGCGAATGTCTCGTCGCTGGTGCGCGTATGGTGGGCGGTCCAGATGGCTTTCAGGTTCGGTGTGAGTATCGCCTTGAGGAACAACGCGGTGCCGACGGTGAAGGTTTTGCCGATCTGCCTGCAGCTGGACAGCACGGCGCCGTCCGCGCCACACGCATACTTGCCTTCCGCGTTCTTGGCGAACAGAAGCCACAAGAAGCCCTGCTGCCACAAGTCGAAACGGATGCCGGCCTTGCGCGCGGCTTTGTTGATTCGCGTGAACTCGCTGCCGACGATGCCTTCCGGCTGGCGGAGGACCTTGGCGATTTCAGACAATCGACGCTCCGACATCGTCCGTCACCTCGTCTTCCTCATCGTCCAGCAGGTCGGTCAGGCCACCGACCTGGAGTGATTCGATGCGTTCGCATACGTCGATGAGCTGGCGGCTGATCGCGGGCAGCGCGTTCGCCGGCGTCGTGGGATCGGCCATGGCCTTGAGCAGCAGGTCACGGTTGTCTCGCAGTATGTCCAGCATGCTGCCGTCCATCATCCGTTCGAAGCTCCGCTGGTCGAGATCCCTTTCCGGCTTCTGTTTCGTTTCCACGGCTTTGACGGGCGGCTTACCGTTCCGGTCCTGTGCGGGCCGATTCTTTTTCCGACGCCGATAGTCTTTCTGCCTGCATTTCGCGGAGCAATATTTCTGTTGGCTGCCCTTACCACTTGGCCTAAATTGCTTACCGCATACTTCGCAAATCATTGCGTTTCCTTCATTCCAAAACCAGTGAGGAACCCGAGTTCTTCGCGCAATCTTGTTGCAGCAGCTTCCGCCCGTGCAAGCGTCTTGAATGGACCTCTCTTGTATGCCTTCCTATTCTTGATAACCTCAACTTGCCATGCTTTTCGATCGTTACGCCAGTAGACACCACGGATTCCGGATTTGCTGTTCTTATTACAGGAAACACGATATTCGGAATTCTCCTGAACCGTTACTGTTCTCAAATGGTCTGGATTAACGCATGAACGGTTGTGACAGATATGATCAATCACCATCCCATCTGGGATAAACATGTTATGAGTCAATGCATATGCGAAGCGATGTGCCGGAACGGACGTCTTTGCCAGACGGAATGTGCCATATCCCTTTGGGTGATGAGCACCGTTCCATTCCCAACATTTACTAGGGTCAGTGCTTCTGAAGTATTTATTAAATCGTTCTATGTCAGATGCTGACGCTTTGAAAAAGGCCATATTCCGCCTTTCATTCAACGTATGCGTAACACAATTCGTTACGCTTAAATTCCAAGAGGAATATCGGCACTGCACCCGAGGCGACCGGGAGGGGGCATACCCGGGGTCCCCGCCCTGGTATCGGAGTCAGATGCCGAACGTTTTGAACGGCATCGAGCTTGCTTTCACTTCCTGTCTGCCAGCCAGCAGCGCTCGTGCGTGTTCGTCTGTCTTGTCGCTCTTGAACCTGTTGCATCTGCGGTGCGTGAGCCTGCAGTTAGTGAAGCTGTATGGATCACCGCCACGTGAGACCGGTACGAGCTCGTCGACTTCGGCGCTCATCGGATGTGGTGTCTTCAATGTCTTGTCGACTGGCTTGCCACAGATGGCACACACGTCGTATGCGGCCAGCACTCTTGCCCTGAGCTGTCTGCGCCGCCAGCCGTTGCTGACACGCTCGTTACGCCGCTTGCTCATGTGGCCTCCCCACATGTATGAGCCCCGGGGTGTCATGGATGCATCAATGATTATCTTCGCCGTTGGCTTGCTGGAATGCCGGTATAGGGGCTCCCGTATATGGACACTCCCGTGTCTTGTAGGGGCTCCCCATCATCTGCGAATACCCCTACCCCGGGTTTGTTTCATGGGTGCCTTCGGCGGGATTCGAACCCGCGTCCACACGCGGCCACAAGGAAGAGAATCCAATAAAGACTCGCGGCCGGTACGATCTACCACTGATTCCTACGAAGGCATACCGGCAGGCGGATTTGAGCATCACCGCATCACGGAAGCACGGGATTGGCTTGCCTGCCACATTGGGGTATGTCCACTCTGACGGGAGTGGGCGGAGCGTGTCCGATATGCCGTTCGGACAGGACGGGACTGCAACCCAGGGAGTTAGGAGAATCCATAGCGGATATGAAAAGGGTTCAAACCGCATGTCTTCGGTTTGAACCCTCTAATCCACTGACAATTGTGCGTTGCACTTTCGATTTTGTCAAATCGAGTCGCGTCGCACGACCTGTCCATGCACATCGGAAAGCCTGTACAACGGCTGCCCCTTCACGTTTTCACCAACCGGCTGGAGCCTGCCGCGCTTGCGCCATGAGCGAATCGTGTTCGCGTTGCACTGGAATCCGCATTCGCGCAGCAGCTCCGCGCACTCCCCCGCCGTGAACGCGCGTCCCGACCGAACGCATTCCCTCAGAAACCCCAACCGCACATCCGCCACAAGGTAAGTGCTGCCGCACACGGGACATGCAACGCTTACCGCGCCGACCGCCGCTGTCAATTCGACTCCGCACAGCGGGTTCGGGCATCTTCCGATGCCATGTTTCGCAGGCGGCACGTCGATGATGTCCAGCGTCTTTCGAACCATCGACTCCCACTCATGGTAGAAGTCGGCGATATCAGGCATGCGGCGCAGTCGAGGACTGCCGGCGCAGACACGCAGCATGTCCACCAGCGGCGGATGCACGCCACAGGTAGCCCAAGGCATGGCAGGCGGAGCATACAACCGGCGCCAGAGTGCGATCGCGGCATCCTCGATGTCCTGCATGTGGTCGAGCACCGGCAATCGGATTGGCGTCGGCGCGGCTGGAAGGTTGACGCGTCCAGGCTGGCGGCCTCCGTAATGCGCGGTCGAGTCCAGGAACTCATGCAGCGAATCCAACCATGATGGATATTCCCGCAGCCAGCCACGCATCAGCCCATCGCATCTCGCGCACATGGTGTCGCCGACAGCGCATCCTCCGCCGCAGACGAGGCACACACCGGCGAGCGCTGGTGTTGTTTGGCTGGTGTTTGTTGTGGTGTTGGTGGTGGTTGGTTGGGATTCGTTGGTTGGTTCGTACATTTGTTCGATTCCCTCCGGCGTGGTAGTCTGGTTTGTGGTAATGCCAGAGCCCGGCCGGAAGGTCGGGTTCTTTGTTTATTCGGTGGCGGAGTCCTGTTTTTCGAGGTTGACGTGTTCGATCTTGGCTCTATGGCGGAGCAGATTGGCGTATGCGTCCATGACATCAAGCTGCCTGCTTAACAGAGTGATCGGGCAGGTGGGCTCGAAGTCGAGCGTGCCATCCGCATACCTTTGCAGCATGTCCCTGAGCCTGCCGGCGCGGACGGTCAACTCCCGGTACTCGACACGCATGCGGTCCTGGTAGCCGGAGGCCTTGGCGCTCGCGGGTTGCGCTTGGTCGGCGGCGGCGAGCACTTCGATGGCTTGGCGCAGGTATCCGTCGCGGATCCATTCGGATGCGGTCTGCCATTCCTCGTGGATGATTTCGGTGGAGTCCTTGCGGAGCGCCCATTTGAGTCCGAACAGACGTTCGGCGACGGCTTCGGTGCGCGCGTCGATCGGCGGCAGTGGCGGTTCGAGTGTTTCCTCGCTCATTGTTCCGGTTCCTTTCCGTGGGATGATTTATGGTCGGTCTTCCAGATTCTGTGCCAGAACAGCCAGATCATCCAGGCTGGCACTTCGACCCAGATGGTCAGGTACGGCGAGACGGCGTAGATCTTCCACCACCTGCCGCAGATGACGCAATGCTCTATACGCCGGTCGGCATCCTGGGATGGTCCGATGCCATTGCTGGCGCAGATGGCTGTGCCGAGAGCGTTCCGGCACAGATGCGGAGTCCGGTCTTTCATTCGTCGGCCTCCGATTGGGACAGGCGCCACTGCTCGAAAAGACGGTAGGCATCCAGCGAGATGGTCCGGACCGGGCTGAACTTCAACCGCCACATGCAGTCGGCGCACACCTCGGTGAATGTCTTCGCCTGGCCGCCATAGATGAGGCCTATGGAATAGACGGGACTTGAACACCACCGGCCGCACAAATCGCAGGTGTGCATATCCTGCGTGACCAACTCGTCACGCTGCGGCAGGAACGGATTCCCCGCACCCCTTTCATCCACGGCTGCGGCGAGCGCCTTCCTGATCTCGTCCCTGGCGTAGAGGAAGGCGTTGTGTCGGGTCTGGGCGTAGCCGACGAAGGGGGTATTGCCGTCCCTTGTCGCGGCGCGGACGGCTTCGAGTTCCTGGTCGATGAGTTTGTTGAGCACGCCGATGGCGATGTCTGCTTCACTGTCTTTCATTTCGTTTCCCTTCGTATTTGCTGGATGATCGTCTCGTATGGTTTGCGGTGGAAGATGCGTATCCACCATTCGGGGCGGCGGCCCCATATGGTTTTGACTTCGGTGAGAGGAAACCATGATACGTACCATTTTGAGCAATTTCCGCAGTACAGCACCTCGCCTTCCTCCTTCGGTCTGGGATGCTCATGGTCGAACGCTGGCGGCCTTGGCACCAAATAACTTCGATTGCTCATTTTGTGTCCTTGAGTGTGATGCGTTTCATTCCTTCGCCGCCTTCATTTCTTGGACTTCACCGTCGAAAAAATCGATGATGAGATTGCAGATGGCGACCGCCGACGTTTTGAGCTGGGTTTTTTCCTCTTCGTTTTCGGCTTTGATGGTGAAAACGGCATCCTTGCTGTTGAAATTGATTCTCATTTCGTGTCCTTCGTGGTTGGGCGGACGGTGAATGCGACGAGTCCGGTCTCGGCATGGAATACCTTGACCGGCTCGCCAGTCCTCAGGGACATGGCCTGCGCGTAGTCGCCAGTATCGTCGATGTTCTCGAACGTTCTGATGCCTTCCGTGGTGACGACGTTGTAGCTCATCTTGCCGGCTCCTTGTCCGCGCCGCTCACATGGCTCCAGTCGCATGACAAGCCGCCCTTCTGGTAGCCCGCGTAGACGACGCAGTCCACTTTCCTCGTGTCGGACAGTGTGACGATGCATTCCTTGATGTCGTCGCTGGACTCTTCGGAGCATGTGGTGCCGGTGGCGGCGATGGCGTGGGCCGGGGTCGACGTCTTGGACGCATTGCCGCATCCCGCGAGCGCGGCGCAGAGTACGAGGGTTATGGCGGTGAGGGCGGCGCATATGGTGTTTCTCATTGGTTTCATTCCTTTCCGTAGATGGCGAGGCTCCTTATGCCGTCGCCCATGCTGTTGGAACATGTGTTCGGATCGTGGTCGATGATGTCGTTCCCGATGCCCTGGAAGCGGAGGGTTGCGGCGCCGTCCGGCCGGCGGATGAGTTCGAGCCGGCCGTCGATGACGACGTCGTCGTCGGTGCGGGCGATGCAGCGGCGGCCGATCAGGATGGCCGGGTCGGCCGACCGCCACTTGTGCAATGGGACGATGATGCTCATTCCCGGCCACCCATCCAGCCGATCAGGAAGGCGAGCGCCAGGAGGATTATCGCGGTGTGGCTCATGCCGTTCCTCCGATCTCCGGGCTGGCCAGCATCTCGGTGATCGCGTCCTTGGCTATCAGGCGCCATGGTTCGCGGCCGTCGTCGTCGAGGTTTTCCCACGTGAGGTGTTTGCGGTGGCCGTTGGCGTGGAATCGGTTGTAGATGGCGTGCGCGACGGCGTATTGCGTGTCGAGGCTGATGACGAGCTGGTCTTGCTGGTCTTCGGTCATTGGTAGGTCTCCGGTCTTGGCGGTGCGAGCAGTGCGGCGATCGCGTAGCTGGCGAGGCTGGTGGCGAGCGCCGCGATGGTCAGTGCGGTGTGGATGGCGAGCCACGTGATTGGTGTCCACTGGTGGAGCGCCTGTCCGATGATCGCCCTGATGACGGCGTGCGGGATGAGCAGCACCGCGAGGAGGGTGAACAGCGTGGCCATGGCGTCTCCGAGCCGGTCGGCGAGGTGGCTGATGGTCTTTCTCACTTGTGGTCTCCCGTCTTGACGGCGAGTGTCTCGAGCATGGCCTTGTAGTCTTTGATGTCGCGTGCGATGCAGGATTTCACCCGGTGCGGGCCGCTGTCGCCCTGGTATGGATCCGGGGCGCCGAGCACGGTGACGAGTCGGCGGATGGTGGCCATGTCGTATTTGCGGTAGGTGAGCCACGCGTCAGGGTTGAGGTTGAGTCGGCGAAGGAAGTCAAGGTCGAAGTCCACGTTGGTCCCCGCGGGGACGAGGGAGAAGCGCTGGGAGAGCGAGTCAAGGAATTCCTCCACGGCGTTGGCCACGACGACCATGCCGTCATTGCGCACGGAGCCTCCCATGAGTTCGAACAGCAGGCCGTTGTCGGTGTGCATGGAGAAGGCGACGGGGCTCATGGACAGGAGGTCGAGTCTGTCCGGGCGGATGATGCGGGACAATGATCCGAACTTTTGTTCGCCCAGCATGTCGGTACATTCCATACCGATCTCCAATGGCAGGCTTTTGCGCCTGTCCACGCCTGTGGTCTCAAAGTCGATCCACAGCAGCGCCTCCGGTTTGCCGTTATTCTCGTGCATTTGTCATTCCTTCCGTTTGAATTGTCAATGTTTCGCGCATGGTCAATGGCGTGGCCGTGCCGTCCTGGTTGAGCCAGAGCCATCTCCCCTGCCAGTCGCGCACCGGGGTGGAGAAAGGATCCATGCCGAGCGGGACGATCAGCCCGAGGCGTTCGGCCTCCTTCACATGCTGATGGACCCACCCATGGCAGCCGGTAGTACCCGAACCGCACAACTCGACGATGTTGGCCGGACTGTGCCGCACATCCGGATCCGCCGCCCGCCGCAGTTGACGGTGATGGCCGGAGCGTCCAGGCCAGCATGACGGGTCATGGATGTTCGTCCCGCAACGCAGGCAATGCCATCCCTGCCGCTCCAAAGCGGCACGCTTCGAATCATCGAACTCACTCACAACGCACCCCCTCCTGCATCAGACCGTCGACCAGCACCAAACACGAAGTGCAATTGGCCCTCAGCCCGGCCGCCATCGCCACGATGCCGTCATCCGCCCTGCCACCGGCGAGCGCTCGCAGTTCGATTGTGCTGGCGGTCTGGGCGGTGTCGGTGAGGAGTTGGGTGAGTCTTTCGAGTTGTTCCCTGGTCATTCGTCGTCCTCCTCGTTTTCGTCGTCTTCTTCGTTTTCGTCGGAGTCGGCTTCGGTGATGGCGGCGGTGAGCTGGTCGAGGTGGCTGGTTTCGTCGTCGGCGGGCGTGTAGCCGAGGTCTTGGAGGATCTGGTAGTAGCCGGTGATGCGTCTGCTGATGTCGTTGACGGTGGTCCAGTCGGTCGGGTCGATGAACCATTCGATGCGTGCGGCGAGGATGGTCACGGCTTCCAGTGGCCAGTCGGCGGTCTGCAGGCTGATGCGCGCGGCCGTGGGGGCGTCCTCGGCGGCGATGCCGCTGATCTTCTCGTATTCCTTGCGGCTGCCGCTGTGTTCGTTCCAGCTGGTGAGGGCGTCGGTGAAACCGTCTGGGAAGGGGTCGATGATCTGCAGGAGTCCGAGCTTTGCCGCTGTTTCGATGAGCTTGTCGCGTTTGATGCCGTGGAGGTGGGCGTGGAGCCATGCCATGCGCTTGTCTGCTGATGCGGCGGCGTATTCCTCGAGCGCGTGCCTGCGGGCGTCGCGTTCGGCTTGTTCGGCGGCGCGTCGGGCTTCCTTTTCGGCGTCGGCGGTCTTGTCGCGGCGGGTCCAGAGGTAGACCTGCTGCGAGACCGTGTGGATGGATACGGCTGCGGGGTTCTGTTCGCGGATCTTCTCGATGGCTTCTTCGGGGGTGCCGGTGGACGGGAACATGCAGCCGGCGTAGCGCCATTCCGGGTCGCTGTAGGGCTTTTCGGGGTCGGGGATGAGGTTGATGCCGTTGTCGGGCTCCACGAGGAGCGCGGCGACCGATTCGATCCATTGCCGGTCGTTCTCATCGCGTTCGATGCGGCTGAGGGTGTAGTCGAAGTTCGAGGTGCCGGCCGCCTGCGCGAGCTTCTTCTGCAGATCCGGCTGGCCGTCGTATCGTGCTATGGCCACGAGCTGGCCGATGGTGAGCTGGCTGAAATCGTCGCGGGATGCTCTGACCTCGGTCTTGATGCTGGCGGCCTTGGCGCGGTCACGCACGTAGTCGGCGCTTCGGCCGAGCCGGTGGGCGACGTTGGCGGTGGTGGCTCCGAGGTCGAGCATGCCCTGGATGGCGTCAGCCTCCTCCAACACGGTGAGCTGTTCGCGCTGGCAGTTTTCGGTGACCATGGCCTCCAACTGCTGCAACGGGTCTAAGTCAAGCACGAAACACGGCACGGCTCCGGTGCCGGCCTGCTTGCATGCGGCGAGACGACGATGGCCGGCGATGACACGATAGCGCTCGCCGTTGGGTACGACGGAGAGCGGCGTGAGGAGGCCGTTGGTTTTGATGCTGGCGGCGAGGTCGGTCACGTCGCCGATGTTTTTGCGTGGATTGTCGGGGTGGGGGTCGATCAGGCTCGTGTTGATGAGCTTGATTTCGTTGCTTTGGTAGTTGCTCATTGCTTCTCCTTGCTGGTTTCTTGGTTGTTGAGTTCGTCTGCGCATGCCTGGCATGCCTTCCACCATTCGCTTGGGTTGCCGTTGCGGAGGCTTCCGGTGTGGTCGTATTCGTCCTCGTGTGGATCCATGAGCTGGTGGACGTGTTCGCAGTTCCAGGTGTGCTTGTGGCTTGGCGGCGGCGAGATTGGCTCGGGTGCCCAGGTCTCCCATTGGTCGCGGAGCCATGTGTTGAGCCGTGGGACTTGGCGCGGTGGGATGCGGCCGTCGTTGACGGCTCGCTTGTAGCGGCGGAGCGCGGATTGGAGCCGGGCGAGCTGGACGGGGTCTCCGGCGATCGTCGCGTACAGGTTTCGCGCTTCGGCTTCGGCCTTGCGGCCTTTCGCGCCGACGGATCCGGGATAGGTTTCGGCGAAATGGTCGAAGCCGGATTCCGGCGTGGCGGTTTGCTTCGCGGTGCCGGCGGGAGGGGTCGGAGAGGGTATATCGGTATAGGTATCGGTTTTATGCCATGTTTTTGCTTGGCTGTCCTCTAGCAACTTGCTAGACGGTTTGCTACCTGTCTCGCTACTGTTTTGCTCTCCGTTTGCTTGGCTGTTTTCCGGCAAGTCGCCAGACGTTTGCTTGGCTTTCTGGTTGGCGGCCTTGCTGAGTCCGCCCTTTTTCCCGGCCTTTCTGCGCGCCTCGCGTTGCTCTTCGGTCAGCACTCGGGGCTCCCTGCAGATGCCTTCGGCGTAGACGGGGCGCCAGCCGCCGTCGTGCTCCTCCATAAGCCCGGAGTCGATGAGCTGCTGGAGCTGTTTCGGGGTGCCGCCGGCGTCCTTGAGGTCGAGCTTGTCGAAGTGGCCGGGGTATGCTGCCGGGTCCTTGGCCTGCATCGAGACGCCTTTGGAGTGGATGACGCACAGCTTGACCCACAGGCCCACGGTGGCGAGCGGCAGGCGGCGGATGCGCCTGTCGTCGGCCATCTGGTCGTCGATGATGAACCACATCTCTTCTTCTCCTTCCTGTGGTTCAGTCGATCTCGCCGGTGTCCGGATCGACGGTCGCCTCCACGTCGCCATCGTCCATGTCGAGACTGCGGCGCAGGTCGTCGATGAGGATCATCTGCCGTGACGTGGCCGGCTTCGCGCACATGTTCTCCATGGCCAGGCCGGCGTCGAGGATGCGCTGAGCGAGGTCTGCGCAGTCGTACACGGCTTCGGTGATGGCGTGGATGCCGCCCCACTTGTCGATGTGCTCCTGCTTGTTTTTGGTGTCCATGACGTTGCGGCATGCCTTGAGCACGACGGCCGCGGCCTTGGTGACCTGCTGCGTCTTGCCGATGAGGTCGATGAGCGTGTCGGGCGTGGCTTCCTGCGGGATGAGCGCCTGTTGTTCGCTGGCTTTCATTGCTGCTCCTTAGAATTCCGGTTCCTGATCCGGTTTGCCGAAGTCCCCAAATGACGATTGGTCGGACGCCGGCGCGCCCCACGGATCATCGGCCGGCGGCTGGGCGGGTTGCTGTGTCTGCGCCGACTGTTGCGGCCGTTGGCTCCAGCCACCGGCGCCGGTGTTGACGGTCGGCTGCGGCGATGCGGGGTTGCCGTAGACGGGACCGCCCTGGCGGCTGATGCGGGCGACCTGCGCCGTCGCGTACCGCAGCGATGGCCCGATTTCGTCGACCGTCAGCTCCACGACGGTCCGATTGGTGCCGTCCTGCGCCTGATACGAGTGCTGCTTGAGCCTGCCTTGGGCGATGACCCGCATGCCCTTGGCCAATGACCGCACGCAATGCTGGGCGAGGTCGTTCCATGCCGAACAGCGGAGGAAGAGCGCGTCTCCGTCCTCGTACTGTCCGGTCTGCCGGTTGTACTGGCGTGGCGTGTTGGCGATGGTGAAGCTGGCGACCTGCGCGCCCTGGCCGGTGGCCCTCAGTTCCGGATCTGCGGTGAGGTTGCCGACGATGGTGATGACGGTCTCTCCGATGGCCATGTCAGGCTCCCTTCACGTATCCGGCGGGTTCCGGGCCGAGCTGGCTGGGGTCCTTGGCCTTCCACGCGCATTTCGCGCGGAGGCATCCGGCCTCGCGGTCGATGACGATCTCGCCGAAGCGTGCGGGGGCGACCATGGTGAGGTTCCAGCCCCTGTCGCGGTTGAGCGCGCTGATGGTCTCGTACAGTTCGCCGATCAGCTCGGCGGCCGTCATGCCGGCGCTGGCCGGCGTAAGCGGCCACTCGAACCACTTCTCGCCTTCCGGCCTGATTGGTGTTTTGCTTGGCAACGTTTGCCTCCTTTGGATTGGTTCGTGCCGGGGCGCGGAATCGAACCGCGCATCCAACCGCCGGCGTGACCTGAACACGCCGATCCATGGCGCCCGCCTCCAATCGCGGGCCCCGGCGAAGGCTGGACGGGAGGAGAAGAGAGAAGATGACCCGTCCGGCTGGTTTTAACGTCTTTTCCTTGACGGGTGGGCGGTTCCGGCATGGCCGCGCATGACGAGACACGTCCATGCCGCAATGTGTGCGGAACCGTCCAAGTCCTTCACTGCCGTTGCTCGTCCAGCCATCGCATGAAGCGGGGGTCGGAGCACAGGCGACGCATGATGACGGCCGTCGGGATGAGCACCGCGAACGGCACGGCGATGAGATGTTCGATGGGGTGCGTGCAGGCCGGCGTGCAGTACAGCACCCACATGGCCAGTAGCCACACCGCGAACAGCAGCTGGTGCAGGATGACGTGGGCAAGGGCCTTCATCACATCAGCTCCTTGTTGATGGTGTCGATAACGATGTCCACGAGGTCGGCCACGTCGAGGTCGACGTATCCGACGATGTGACCGAGCGAACGCCTTGCTTCGATTTCGTCCCATAAGTCGCCGCAGGCCGGACTGATGGCGTCGCCATGGTCCTCAAATTCCCTGAATATCGCTTCGACGCAGGTTTTGCGGATGTCGGTCATTTGTCCTCCTTTTCTTCCCATGGGTCAGGCCACGGGGTATCGGTACGCCAGTCGTTGTCGGTCATCACGCACCCACCTCTTCCTCGTATTCGGCCGTGCACTGGTACAGGTGTTGCGCGAAATAGGCGATCATCTGCTCCTTCGGATACATGACGATTCGTCCTACCTTCACGAACTTCGGGCCGATGCCCGCGCTACGCCAGTACGCCAGGGTGCCTTCCTTGATGCCGCAGTTGTCCGCGATGTCCTTCGTTGTGTTCATCGGCTTCAACGCCGCCGCCAATGCGGCGAACACCTCTTTGTCATCCATCACGCGCCTGCTCCTTTCATGCGTTGGTAAGCGCCGATTGCTTTTCCGACGTGTTTCGTTTGAGGGCCTTCCTGCCGAGTGGGAGAATGAGCAGACCCACGCAAAGAAGGGAGGTGAGAATATGAGCAATGGATCCGATTTCGCGAAGGCGAGCGCCGTGTTCGGGAAGGCCGCTGAAACGTCCGATCCCGACGAGAGGATGAGAGCCCTGTGCCAAGGGCTTTCCCTCCTCGCCAAGGGATTCGATTCGATGGATGCTTCCATGGCATCCGCCGCCTACTGTCTCGACGTGCTCTCGGATAAGTTCTGAACGGAGTTCCTGTATCTCCGTGCTTAGTCGGTCCGCGGCCTGATTGATGTGCTCGAGAATCGAGCCCATGACTTCAGTCGTCATGTCGCGGGCCGACAACTGCCGTCCGACCTCGATGCCGATTCCTCGCAGGTCAAGGCTGGACAGGTGGCTCCTCCTGTCGTCGCCCACTGTTCCGATAACCGTTCGAGCTGGTTCCTCGCGGACGGCTTTTCTTATCGCGCCCAGCATCGCCGGGTGCAGGCGTTCGAATTCCTCAACGGAAATCGGGTTCATGGATTCATCCGGCGTCTCGGCCGGAATGTTGATGCTCATTTCGGATTCTCCTTTCGATTCATGCGTCGGCGAGCGCCTAACGCTCACGGTTTGATCTGTTTGATGCCGTCGATTGGTTGCAGGAGCTTGATCATGAGCTGGTAGAGGCTCATGCCGAGCATTCCGGCGGCTTTCTCGAGTTGCTCGGTGGTGAATGGACCCTCACCCTGCAATCGCTTGCTGATATATTGCTCACTCACACCAAGCTCTTTGGCGAGCGCGGCCTGTGTCTTGCGGTGCCGTGCAAGCTCGCCGCTGAGATTCCTTGCGATGGTTTCCGTCTCACTCATCTGTCTTGCCGCTCCTTTCTTTGTTCATTGCCTTGCAGCAATTCTCAATCTACCTATTTAGGTGATTTTATCCGTTTACCTATATAGGTTCTTTACAAAATCTACTTATTTAGATAAACTTCGAGCATGGCAAGAGGACCGAAAAACGAAGTCACCGAAGACAGCAAGAGAATCATCGACATATGCCGTCAGCTGTTAAAAAACAGCGATATATCAATCGACGAATTCTTTGATTCCAGTGGATTAAGCAATAACTACTGGTACAAACGCATGCGCTATGAGGCGCCGTTAAATACGTCAGATGTGGAGCACATCGCCTCCACATTCGGGCTCACCAGCCTCGACATCTACACCCGCGCCCTGGGCAGCGATGCCGCACGAGCCTACGCCGCCCGCGAGCGCGAGTTCCAGGTCACGGATGATCTGGTTGACCGTATCGCCGCGCACCCGGAGGACTATGACGTGGCCGCGAACAAGGATCCGAACAAGACACTCGAAGCGGAAACGCCAAGAGACTGAATTAACAGGAGGGACAACATGGGGAAGCACAGCAAGAACGAGGGACCTTCTTTTAGACACGGCATCCCGGTGCAACGCGACGATTTGCTGCTGCGCCAGCAAATCGAGCAAGAAGAGAAGTCGCATCAGAACACCGCGCCGCAGTCAACGGCTCAATTCACGCCGTCGGCAAGCGTCCCTCTGTTCGGCCGAAAGAAAGAGATCCTGCGCCTTCGTGAGGAAATTGCCAGACTGATAGTGGACAATCAGCGCCTATACGCCGATAACGCCGATATGACTATGCGGATTAATCAGCTCGGTGGAATGGACATCAAGCAGCGCGACGAATTAATCCGCAAGCTCGACGAGGATTTGACCGGCATCAACAGTGATATCGATTCCAAGCGCTCCGAACTGCGCGAATTGAACAAGACAGTGCTGAACCTCCGCGACTACGCGGAGCTCCAGGAAGACGGGTTCTACGATTACGAGAATCCAGCCGAAAACTCGGTGAATCTGTCGGCCAAACTTGCTAAGAACAAGGCAAGGCAGAAGTCCATGGTCAAGAGCAAGACCGCCGTGCACACCACCACCGGATTCACGTTCAACAATTCGGCCGCCAAGGGCAGGACGTTCCTCAACGACATGTCGCGCATGGCCCTCAGCTTGTACAACGCCGAGGCCGAGAACTGCGTGAAGAACGTCAAAGCAGGCAATCTCGACACGTCCATCAAACGACTAGACCGCTGCAACGAGCGCATCAAACGCTTTGGCAAGTTCATCGATCTGTACATCACCTGGGAATACCAGCATCTGCGTATCGAAGAACTGCAGTTGACATCACAGTATATGCAGGCCGTCCAGGCGGAAAAGGAAGCCGAGCGCGAGCGCAAGGCCGAGCTACGAGAGCAGGCGAGAGCACAAAAGGAGCTCGAAGCGGAGATGGCGCGTCTGCGCAAGGAGCAGGAGCACTATCAGAACGTGCTTGGGAAAATGCGCGAGCAGGGCAATCAGGAGGAAGCCGCCAAGCTCGAAGCCCATTTGGCGGAAATCGACAAGTCCATCAACGACGTTGATTATCGTGCCGCGAATATCCGCGCCGGCTACGTGTACGTCATCAGCGACGTTGGCGCGTTCGGCGAACGCATGGTCAAGATCGGCATGACCCGTCGCCTCAATCCGATGGACCGCGTGCGCGAGCTGTCCGACGCGTCGGTGCCGTTCAAGTTCGATGTGCATGCCCTGTTCTTCTCGAAGGATGCGGTGACGCTGGAGACGATGCTGCATCATGAGTTCGAGGATCGTCGGGTGAACAAGGTGAACGCGCGTAAGGAGTTCTACTACTGCACGCCGCAGGAAGTGCTCGACAAACTCAAAGAGAAGAACGTGGCCGTGGTTGAGTATCGGGTCGAGCCGGAGGCCGAGGAATACCGCATCAGTCAGCGCATCGCTGAGAAACAAGCACAGAGCAGAGCCTCAGCGCGGGAGATGTGATTGAAGGATCTCCTTTACGAGGCGTCAAGATTGGGAGTCCGGATCGAGGAACGCCGGCTGGCCGGAGACAGGTGCGGACTCTACTACGATCCGCTCCGCCTCATCATCATCGACGAACGGCTGGCCGGATTCCAACGCCGCTGCACCTTGTGCCACGAACTCATCCACGCCAGACACCACGACCCCGGCTGTGGCAGCCAATACGGAATCAAATGCGAGCGCCGTTGCCGCAGGGAGACCGCGATGGCGTTGATCAGTCCGGTGGATTACGGCATGGCCGAGGAGATTTATGAGGGCGCGGCGTGGCCGATGGCGGTCGAATTGGGTGTGACGGTGCAGGTGCTGATGGATTACCGGCAGCTGCTTCATGATTCCGGCGTGTGCATGCAATAGTTATACGCCTTTATACGTGCTTATAGAGCCTTATACCCGTTCGGATTCCTTATAAAAATGACCCCGGCCACCCGCATACCGCGAGCGCCGGGGTGAAAAACATGTGGGAAGAAGCGCCATGAAAGTGACCATTGATGATCTGTGGCTCAAGAATGACGATGATGGCAATCCGCCGAGTCGCGCGGCCAAACGCTCTTTGGCGAACTCACGCGATCCGATGAAGGCCAATGTGCCTGAGAAGTGGCGTAAAAGCCGTTATGGGGTCGGGATGCGCTGGCGTTGTCATTGGACCATCGTCAAGGACGGTAGACGTGTGCAGAGGGTGAAGCAGTTCGCCAGGCTCGCCGAAGCGCAGGAATATGCCGCGGCCATGGAGGACGACATCAGGCGGGGACGCTACCGCGATCCTCGTCAGGAGCTTCGTGTCCTGGATGATGTGGCCGGCGAATGGCTCGCGTCGAAGGTTGATCTGAAACCCGGCACCGCAGGCCGGTATGCGAGGGAGCTGCGCCTGTACATCCTGCCCAAATGGGGTGGCATGACGTTGCGGGAGCTGCGCCCTGACATGCTGCAGGAGTGGGTCGGCCAGCTCATGGACGGTGGTTATCCGGCCGCGTTGCCGGACGGGCGTGATTCGAAGCCGCTGAGCGCGAGAAGCATCCGCAATATCATGAAAGTCGTCCTCAAGGGCATCTTTGACTACGCCGTCTCGAACGGGTGGATCGGTGAGAATCCTGTGGACAGGGTCACCGTGCCGAAGATCGTCTCCGACGACGACATGGTGTTCCTCTCGGTCCGCGAGGTCGAGTTGCTCGCGGACGAGGCGGAGAAGATCGGGAAGCCGGTTGATGGTCTGCTGGTCAGATGGCAGGCCTATACGGGATGCCGCATAGGCGAATCGCTTGCCCTCAAGGTCGGTGACGTGGACGTGGACAGGCGGCGCGCCAGGATAGGCCGCACATGGACTGACGACGGGCACGGCGGCAGCATGCTCGGCACACCGAAGAACGGAAAGGCCCGCAACATCGCGATACCACGGTTCCTTATGCCGCAGATCAAGGCGCAGATGGATGGCATGGGTGATGACGACTGGCTGTTCCGTGCCACCCGTGGCGGGAACGTCTGGACGAACACGTGGCGGACAAGGATATGGAACAAGGCCGTCAAAGCGGCCGGCATGGAGGACGCTGGCGTGACCATACACAGTCTGCGCCACACATACGCAAGCTTCGCGATCGCCCAGGGCGCGGACGTGAAGACCCTGCAGATGCAGCTCGGCCACTCCTCTCCCAGCATCACATTGAACACCTACACGGCGCTCTGGCCGGAACGATTGGACGACGTGGCCGACGCGATCGGAGCCCTCCGCGAGCGCGAACTCGTGTGAATCGGGCATGGAGGTCCCGCGGCGTTTGTATGCATTTGTATGCGGATTGTTTTCGACGGAAAAAATAAGCCCTTGAAAACCTAATGTTTCCAAGGGCTCCGGTCGGGCTGACAGGATTTGAACCTGCGACATTCTGCTCCCAAAGCAGACGCGCTACCAAACTGCGCTACAGCCCGTTCATGCACTCCCGCACGTGGCAGGTGAACACGAGTTTCCATTGTAGCGTATGGTAGGACAACGACAGGCTAGAATGGCAAATACTGGAGGGAACGCGCATGGGACGTCATCAGCAAGCCGAGGCTTCAGGCATCATTTCCTTCATGGCATGCGCCACTCTTGCATGGATCGCCATGGACCTATATCTGCAATTCGCTCCCGCCATCTGGCGTGTCACCCAACGCCTGTTCACCGTGTGTGCCGGAATCACCGCGGGATGTGGAGTCATCTCGTTCACCTTGGGGTATGCGCGCAACTCCAGGTCGATGACGTTGAAACATGGCTGGACCATTCCTATTCGCCGTATCTTCGAGATACTCGCTTTGTCCGTGGTCTACGCGTCGACCATTTTCGTCACGGCGTTCATGCTGCTTTCCATTGCCAGCAACATGATGGGGTTGCGCACGTTAAAAGGCTATCTGACTGCGCTCTGCGCCGCGATCTCGGGGGTCGTAGGCTATGTCACGTTCGTACAGGCGGAACTCATGAATGCCAAGACCATCGCATCCTTGTTGCCGTTCTTCGTGGTTTCCGGTGTCAGCATCGCAGGATTGACGTCCGATGATCCATACTGGTACAACAACAATTTCTCCCAATTGGGCGATCGAACCACTTTTGCTGCTCGTATGTTCAATTCGACATTGATGTTGGCCGGCGTCTGCATCGTCATCATCAGCTATTTCGCGATTTCGGAGCTCATCACCACGCACCGTCTGCAGATGCAGTATCTGTCTGCAAGCGATGAAAAAGAAGCTCCCAAACACTTCAAGGCGCGGATTCTTCTGCTATCGACCATGCTGACGCTCGCAGGCATCGCCTTCATCGGCATCGGCATGTTCCGTTACACGCCGCATCCGATTCTGCACAACGTATTCGCCCGCGGTCTTCCCTGCCTGATGAGCGTGCTGATGATCGCGCTGCCTTGGCTGGCCCCGCAGCTTTCAAAAGTAGTATATGTGATTTCAGACCTAGCTATCGTGATCGGGGCTCTTGCCGGGTTCCAGTGGTTGGCGGGGCGTAACACGTTGACGAACGTCGAGGCTCTTGCCGGCATGATGTTTCTGGGCTGGTTCATCATCTTTTCACGGCAGATTGCGGCCATCGAATCCGATCGTGTGCAGACGCAGCTTATTCTGGCGCAAACCAAGCGGCCAGAATCCGTCGAGGATCTTGCGGAGGTCAGCGAAACCGTTCCTGGAACCGTTTCCCGACTCTCGTCGGAAGTCTAA